CCGTTCCTCGACGCCCCCGAAGGGTCGATCGACGTGTTCTACGCGTCCGGGGTGCTGCATCACATCCCGTGGGCCAGGGAAATCATGGAACGCGCCCACGGGCTGCTCCGCCCCGGCGGGCAGGCCCGGCTGATGCTCTACAGCGATAACGCGTGGCGGTGGAAGCCCGGCGGTGAACCCCCCGAGGACGTCACGGCGGACCCGCGTGGACTGGAGTTCGCCCGGCACTGGGATCAGGTCGGCGAGTACGCCGACTGGTACGACCGGGACCGGCTCGAGCGCCGGTTCGGGGACCTGTTCTCGGTAGAGCGGTGCGAGTACATGTGCCCCCGGTCGGAGTACCTCGGTGCCGTGCTGAGGAGGTGGTGATGGGCCACCAAGAGGACCTCCGGGAGCGGGGGTTCACCATCGCCACCGAGGACGAGCTCGGTTTCCCGGGGTTGCATGAGAAGATCGCCGGGGCGTTCTTCAACACGGACGCCCTGCCGCCCCGCCCGGACATTGAGGGGCCGGTGCCGACCCGGTACCGGAACAAGGACTTCATGCACTACCGCCGCACCGGCGAGGCGGTGGGGCTGCGGGAGACCTCCGACGACCGGTATGCGCGGATCCGGGTCGACGGTAGCCCGCCGTGGCGGCCCATCCCCCGGTTCCGGTGGACCGACGTCCCGGGTGCCGCCGAGGTCGCCGCGGCGCTGCTCCGCATGGTTCCCGCCGAGGACCGGCACGAGGAGGGGACGTTCGGGTTGCACGGGTTCCGGTCGTTCCGGCAGGTCGTCGCCGAACCCCACGCGGACGGCTTCGAGTTCGGCGGCACCTACGTTGTCGGCCGGACGACGGGCGGGGCGGTGTCGTACCTGTACGACATGCGGCAGGACGGGAAACTGGTGCTCGAGCACCAGCTGCAGCCCGGGGAGATGCTGCTGTTCCACGAGCGTCACCCGGGGCAGCCGCCGATGTTCCTCCACGGCGCCACCGCCCTCGACGAAGGCGGCCACAGGGACGCGCTGGTCATCCAGTTCGACGCCCCCGAAGACCTCACCGCCGCCGCCGACGAGCGCGCAGACCTCGGGGGTGCGTGGTGACCGCCGCCAGTGTCTCCGTACTGATGCCGTCTAGGGGGCGGCCGACGTCGCTTCTCGCCGCGATCAACAGCCTGAAATGGAACGCCTGCTATCCCGCCAACGTCGAGGTGCTCGTCGCCGCCGACCCCGGCGACCAGGAGACCGTCGCCGTCGCGCGGATCGCGAAAGCATGGCACTGGACCGCGCCGGAACGGTACGGGTACGCCCGCCTCCACGAGTATTACAACCACCTCGCCACGTTGGCGCATGGCGACTGGCTGCTGGTGTGGAACGACGACGCGATCATGGTCACCGAAGGGTGGGACGAGATCATCCGCGCCCAGGACCCGGCGGTTCTGTGGCTCGGCGCGAACCACCATCACACGGCGTCGATGTTCCCGGCGTGGCCGCGTGCGTGGGCCGTGGCGACCGGGCACGTGTCGCCGGTGCCGCACAATGACACGTTCCTGCAGCACCTCGGCGAGGTCCTCGGCCGGCTCGTGAAAGTCCCCGTCGAGGTCCGCCACGACCGCGCTGACGTCACCGGCGCCAATGATGACGCGACCTACGCCGAGGGGCGGGGGCGGATCGGCCCGGACGGCATGGTCGACGGGTACGACCACGGGCTCGAGCGGTCCACCATCATGCAGGACGTCCCGATCATCGAACGACTACTCGAAAAAGGAGTCTGACCTTGGCCAAGAGCACCGGCCTAGCCTGGACGACACTGCAGGTGGCGGACAGCACGGGCACGAACTACGTCGACATCAGGAACGACGTCACCGACCTCACGTTCAGCACGCCGAGAGGCCAGCAGGACGTGACGGGCATCGACAAGTCCGCCCACGAGCGGCTGCTGCTGCTCGCGGACTTCTCGATCGCGCCGAAGGGCGTGTTCAACGCGTCGGTCAGCCACAGCGTGTTCAAGACGGTCCCGTCAACGTCCGTGAACCGGCTGACGATCATTACGGTGAACGCGACCAACCTGCAAGCCAACTGCCTCTACTCCGACTATGCGCTGACCCGCGCCGCAGCCGGGGAACTCACGTGGACCACCAAGGGCGATCTGGCGGACGGCGCCGTCCCCACCTGGTCTTAAGGGCCGAGTAGCGAGGAAGGGTGACCTATGGCAGGGACTTTGAAGGTCACGGCGGCGGTGTCCGTACAAGGCCCGCTGGCGGACGGCACCGCTGACCGGGTGCTGCAGGAGTGGGCGAACAACACCGCGCAGGCGCTCGCTGATCAGGGTGTGGCGGCGTTGCGGGCGTTCCCGATGGATAAGACCGGCCGGGCGCGGAGCGGGTTCCAGGACGCGCTGAAAAGCCGCTCCCGGGGTCCGGGGATCACGGAGATCCCGGGGCCGATGATCACCGGGGTGACGTGGGCGCCGTGGCTGGAAGGCACGTCGAAGCGGAACGAGTCGACCGGGTTCAAGGGGTACAAGCTGTTCGCGAAGACCCGGCTCCAGCTGCAGAAGCAGGCGACCCAGGTCGGTGACGCGGAACTGGCGAAGCTGATGCCGCAGATCGGGGGTGCCTGATGGGGTACGTGCCGCGGCGGACGCTGTACAAGCTGGATTTCTCCCAGACCGATCATGTGGGACTGGAGGTGACCACGAAGTCGGCGTCGATGGCGGCGCTGCTGGACATCATGTCTCTCGCGGACACCGTTGAGGCGGCCGGGCTGAAGAACGCCGACAAGGCGGCCCTGGACCGGCTGTTCGGCCTGTTCGACGAGGTGCTCGTCTCCTGGAACGTGGAAACGGAAGACGGGGGGCATGTGTCGGCGACGAAAGCGGGGCTGCTTTCCCAGGATCTGGAGTTCGTGATGACGGTCATCGCCGCGTGGGCGCAGGCGATGAGCAAGGCGCCGCCAAATTTGCAGAACGGGTCATCGAATGGCGCGAGCTCGGTGGAGGCTTCGATCCCGATGACCCCGACGGGCCCGTCAAGCCCGCCGAACTAGTACGAGCGGAGGTGCTGATCGGCCTCGCTGACCGGTGGAAATGCCGGCCCGGCGAGGTGCTGCAGGAAGACGCCGCGGTGCTGCGGCTGCTCGACATATACACGCTGGCTTACCCGCCGCAGGAGGGAGGTGATCCCGGCTAAATGGCTGACAACTACGTGACGATCCAGATCAAGGCGAGCGACACCGCCAAGCCGGACCTCACCGACCTCAAAGCGCAACTAGACGAGCTCGGCGCGAAGGTCGACACGGCACAGGTCAAGGTCGACGACACCGACGCCGCGCAGAAGCTGCTTGATATCAACGCGAAGCTCGCGGCGCTGAACGCGAAGGTCGCGAACCCGAAGATCAGCGTGTCGGGCGCGGCGCGGGCGCAGGCGCAGATCGCGGCGCTGAAAACCGAGATGGACGCTCTCGGCGGATCTTCGGCGACGCTGAAAAGCCGCCTCACCGACCTTGGCGGCGCGGCGTCGTCGCTGACCGGCCTCGGTGACGCGTTCACCCTGGCTTCCGGCGAGTCGACGATGTTCCAGAAGGTGATGGCCGGCGCGGGCCTCGCGACTGGCCTGTTCGAGCCGGTGGTCGCCGGGGCGACGGTCGCGGCCGGGGGCCTCGCGTCGGGGCTGGTGTCAGCCGGCGCCGGGCTGGGCGTGTTCGGGCTGGTCGCCAAGAGCGCGTACTCGCAGGCGCAGACGGCGCTGACCTCCTACAACACGGCGCAGAACACGACCGGCAAGGCCGCGTCGACTGCGATGGCGAAATATCAGGCGGAACTGGCCGCGCTGCCGCCGTCGCAGCAGGCGTTCGTCAAGTCCATCGAGGGCGCGGAGAACGCCTGGCAGAACTTCGTGTCGAACAACACGGCCGGGGTCACGAAGATCCTCAACCAGGGGATGGGGCTTCTCCCGAAGATCCTGTCAGCGATCCAGCCGCTGCTCGCCCCGACCGAGAAGGCCCTGTCCGACATCATCGACAAGCTCAGCAAGGGCCTGGACTCGTCCGGGTTCAAGTCGTTCATGGATTCGCTGACGCAGAACACCGGCCCGGCGATCGAGAAGATCGCCACCGCCATCGGGCATGTGGTGGAGGGGATCGGCGGGATCCTGAAAGCGTTCATGCCCGTCAGCCAGGGGCTCCTGTCAGGGCTGGACACGATCACGGCGAAGTTCGCCAAGTGGGGCGAGACGCTGGGCAGCCACTCGGGGTTCCAGTCGATGATGCAGACGTTCAAGACCGAGACGCCGATCGCGATGCAGATCCTGAAGAACCTCATCGAGGTCCTGAAGAACGTCGGGTCGGGCATGGCGGGCCTCGCGACGGGATCGAACTCCAAGACGCTGCTGCAGGTGCTCGAGCCGCTGTCGGGGATCCTCGCGCAGCTGTCGAAGAACCAGGACCTGGTGCGGATCGGCCTGTACCTCCTCGCCGCCGCGGACGCGGGGAAGAAACTGCATTCGGCGGTCCAGGGTGTCAGTAACGTCATGACGGGTTTCAAGGCTGGTGTTGACATCCTCGGGAAGTTCGGCGGCGCAGCTGAGGACGCCGGCGCCGGCGCGAAGATCGCCTCGGCGGCGACGAAAGTGTGGACGGGTATCCAGGCGGCGTTCAACGCGGTCATGGACGTCAACCCGATAATCCTGGTCGTCGCCGCTATCGCCCTGCTGGTCGCCGGGATCATCTACGCCTACACCCACTTCAAGACGTTCCGCGACATCGTGGACGACGTGGGCCGGGCACTCAAGACCGGGTTCATGGACGCGTTCAACTGGGTCAAGGGCGCCGTCACCGATGTCGTCGACTTCATCAAGACCCACTGGGAGATGCTGCTGACGATCTTCACCGGGCCGATCGGCCTGGTGGTCGCGTTCCTCAAAACCCACTGGGACCAGATCGTCAGCGACGTGTCGTCGTTTGTCTCGTCGGTGACGAACTTCATCTCCGGGCTGGTCACCACCGTCGAGAACTTCTTCACCAGCCTGTTCACCAGCCTGTACAACACAGAGAAGAACGGCTGGTCGAACATCGTCAATGCGGTCTCGACGTTCGTGTCGGACGTGGTGAACTTCATCTCGGGGCTGGTCACCGATGTCGTGAACTTCTTCACGAGCCTGTGGACCCAGGTCAGCTCAGCGGTGACGACGGGGATCGGCAACGTCATCAACTGGTTTTCACAGCTGCCCGGCCAGATCATTTCCGCGATTTCGGCGCTGCCAGCGGAACTTTACAACGCCGGGCAGAACCTGATCAGCGGCCTGTGGAACGGCATCAGCTCAATGGGCGGATGGCTGTGGAGCCTGGTCACGGGGTTCGTTGAGAACTACATCATCAACCCGGCTAAGAGCCTGCTCGGTATCGGGTCGCCGTCGAAGGTGTTTCACGGTTACGGCGTGAACATCGCGGAGGGCCTGGCCGACGGCATGCGGGCGGGGACCTGGAATGTCCGCGACGCGGCGGCGCACATGGTGGGTGCCACCCAGAGCACCGGCCAGGTCGTCGGCGGGGTGTCTACCGGGTCTTACGCGAACGACGGCGCCCCGTTGCAGTTGCAGGTGTCGTCGGGCGGGAACACGGCGTTCGAGCAGTTCATGTGCCAGGCGATCAGGAATTATGTCCGGGTCCGCGGCGGCAACGTCCAGCAGGCCTTCGGTCATTGAGAAGCAAGGGAGTGCGGATGAGTGAGGAGACACCGGATCCCGGTGGTGCTGATGAGCAGGCGGAGGTGCCGCCCGTGATCACCGCTGAGGGTGGCATCAGCCTGGCGAAACTTGGAGGTGGGGCCTTATGCCGTCCAACCCGCTCTTTTACGACGCGACGGTCGTCGCCGGGGTAAACGCCGTGGCGGCGCTGTGCAATAACGGTTTCCTGGAGATCTACACCGGGTCGCAGCCGTCCCTGGACGGCGGGCTGACCGGGACGAAGCTGGCGAAGCTCGGGTTCGGCGCGACGGCGTTCGCGGGCGCGACCGCTGCGGCGGGGACGGTGACGGCGCTGGCGAATGCGATCTCGTCGGGGCTGGCGCTGGCCACCGGCACAGCCGGGTACTTCGCGCTGCTCAAGTCGGATGACTCGACGGTCGTCGCGACCGGCGGGGTCGGCACGTCCGGGTCAGACCTGAACTTGTCGCAACTGGCGATCACCGCGGGCCAGACGGTGGCCTGCTCGACGTTCTCGATCACCGAGGCCCAGACGTAGCGGCCTCTCAGTGTTTGCCGACGGAACCCGGGTGGCGGCCCGGTCCGCAGGGAGTCGGTCAGGAACCGCCCAAGTGACACAGATGAAGGAGTAACAGAGCATGTCTTTCCTGACCGCAACGCAGCCCGAGCTCATCTTCAAGCAGTTCGTCGCCGGGTCGGCGCTGACCAACACCACCACCGCGACGATCATCTCCCCGCGGGGTAACACGACTCCGTTGCCGTACATCCCGCCGGGGTTCTTCTCCGCGGCGTACGGCGCGAACCGGGCGCTGCGGATCGTGGCCCGCGGGATCGTGTCGACCGCCGCGTCGACCCCGGGGACGCTGACGATCGCGTCGTACTTCGCGACGACCGACACCGCGACCCCGGGTACGTCGGTGGCCGCGTCGGGGGGTTTCACCCCGGCGACGTCGCTGTCGTCGGCGATCTGGGAGTTCGACGCGACGATCACCTGCTCGGCGCCCGGTCCGACACCGAACCTGTACGCGATGGGGCGTCTCGAGGTCAACCCGACCGCCGCGGCCGGCGCAGCCTACGGTGTCGGTTCGACGTCGGCGGTGACCGCGCTGTCCACCGAGGCGGCGTACTACCTGCAGATCCAGGCGACCTGGGGCAGCGCGTCGGCGTCGAACACCATCACCATGTACGACACCGAAGTCTGGGGTCTCAACTAGTCCGCTGCCAGCCACGTTGTTA